ATAATGTGTAATTTCTTTTTTGTAAATCTTAATATTGTCCCCATTTTTAAAATACTTTTTTTGTTGTGGTGAGTATATTGAAACATCCTCAGAAATTAATTGTGTTAAATCTCTATCAGAAGAAAAAATTGTTTTATTCTCGTCTTTAGATATTTGACAATAATATGCAATTAAATCATCAGCTTCTGATTGTTCAATTTCAAGTTGTCTTACAAACATCTCTTCAAGATACTCTTTAACTCTTTGTTTTTGTTTTAAAAAAGATTCATCTTTAAAGTCTTCTTTTTTTACAGTTTTTCGATTTAACTTGTACTTTGGATAAATTATTCTTCTTTGTAGTGAAGATGTTTTACTATCCCAAAACACAACAACTTTAGTGTAGTTATTTTCCTCTAAAAACTTTCTAAGTGTATTTAAAAAGTGCCAAATAGCACCAACGTGTTCTCCTTTATTGAAAAAGTCTTTAACACCATGAAAACCTATTTTTAGTAGGTTATTACCATCAACTAAAAGTGTTTTAGTCATTAATTATTAATATTAACTATGTTTGACAAAACTGGTTCTTCTTTTTTCATATAATCAACAAAGAATTCTGAAAATATAGCCTCCATAACTGGTACACAAATTGAGTTTCCGGCTAATGAAACATGTGCTTTTGTAGATAGTGATGTTGTTAAAAGTAAATCAATATCTTCTTCTTTAACACCCATAAATCTATAACCTTCTCTAGCGGTAATATTTCTTACTCTACCGTCCTCTGTCATAATTTGTGGTGACCCACTAGTTGTAAGACAAGGCGAACAACCATCAACTGAATAAATTCTTCTAGCTTGATCATATCTAACATCGTCACGTCTTGCAATTAGTTTACATACACTAGTTTTCTTTGGTGTATTCATTGTGTAAGGACATTCAATTAATAGTGACTCATCAAATTGATTTTCAATATAAGGTCTCATTGGTACTCTACTTTTTTTGTGATTATCAACATTTAACATTTTTTGTTTAACATCTTCAAAATCACCATCTAATACAGAAATCATAAAAACTCTTTCTCTATTTTGTGGACAACCAAAGTCAGCACCATTTAAAACTCTCCAATATGAACTATATCCTAATGTTTTTAGGTATTCAATATGATTTTTAAAATTATCAATATGATTATGTGAAACTAAGTTTTTTACATTCTCCATTAAAAGATATTTTGGTTTGTTAACACTTAAAATTCTTTCAACTTCAAATAGTAATCCACTTCTTGTACCTTGTTGAATACCTCTTTGTACTCCAGATATTGAAATATCTTGACAAGGAAACGAATAAGTAATTAAATCACAATCTGGGAATGTGTTTTCATTAACTTCTTTTATGTCTCCTAAGTTACCATTTGTTGTTGTGTGTAAAACATCATAACATTCATTTGCATATTTAAAGTTGTCACAATTTGCAACATTCTCATAATCTACACCAAGATATTTTAAAGCTAGTTCTTGTGTTCCATATCCAGAAAACAAAGATACTACTTTTAGTTTTTTAGTTTCCATATTATTCATCTTTTAAATCAAATTCACCTTCTACACCAATTATTTGTTTCCAATATTCTGCTTGTTCTCCTTTGTAAGCTTCAATAGATTTCTTTTCTTCTGTTGAGTCTTTACCAGCTAAAAATCCGTGTGGTGTTACAATGATTTTACCATCTTCAAATCCAAGACCATTTAAGTGGTTTTTCATAACAGAAACTTTAGTTCTAGTCGCAAACTTAACCTTTCTTTTATTTTTAATTGCCGAAATTTTTGTAGTTCCAGCACCTTTTTGATTTCCAAATAAAAATACCAAAGAAGAATTTAACCAAATTGCTTCACCACCTTTAGCTTTAATTTTTGGTTGACCAAAAGGATTGTCTGGTAGTTCAACCCAAGGTTGGTTAACAATAACCAAAGTGTTCTCATACTTGGAACTTGTTTTTCTAGAGCCTGATATTCTTTGGTTAATACCCATGCCAATTTTATCAGCCAAAACTGATGCGTTATGTTGTTTACCTCCTTTACCATCATAAGTCATCTTACATGGTACTGATCCAACAGAATCCCATAAAAATAATAAGTTATAGTCTAGCTCACCTTTTTCTTGTGCGTCTAACATATCATTAATGTATTCAGTTATTTGTTCTATGTAGTCAAAATTATTATTAAAAATAAAAAATCCATCCCAATCAAGTTCGCCAGTATCCTCATCAACAACTTCTTCACATTCAAAACCCATTAGTTTAGCGTGGTCAAAAGACCATTTTTGTTCTGTAATAATAAAAACTGGTAGTGTGCCCTTTTTTTGAGCGTCTACTGCCGTTTTAACAAGTGCGGTTGTTTTTCCAGTGTCCGAGTGACCTAAGTACATATTTATATGTCCAATAGCTGGTCCTGGTAGACCAACAGCGTCCAAAAACTCAGGTCCAAGGTCAAAATATTTTTGTTGTTTATATTTAGCCTCTGCTGAGAATTTTTTCTTAACAGATTTAAAATCTTTCTTTTTTATTGCCATAATTTTTTAGTAATTATTAATTGTTAAATAATAAAAAATATGGGTACATAGTACCCATATTCATATTTGTTAGATTAGAATGGTAGTTCGTCATCTGTAGCGTCATTTGCTTGTGGATCAACGACTTTTTCTTCTTTTTTTGTTCCGCCAATAGTTACTTCTGACTCTGTTGAATCTCCATAAATGTACTTGCCAGCGTCAGAATCCCATCTTGGTGTTTCACCTCTAGCTAGAGCTTCAAGGTATTCTGTTGGTTTTTTAGAATATACATTCTCCCAAGTTAGTTCATCATTAACCCATGTTTCCATAGTGTCACCATCTTCGTGTACTGGTGTTGGGTCGTCATACATAACTGTTTGGATTACCGTATAAAAAGCACCTTTTGGGGTTTTTGCTTTTGTTAGCTCAAGGATTAAGTCTCTACCATTGTCTGGGTCTGCAACATCACCTTTTGCTTTGTAGATTGGAATAATTTTATCAAAAATTCCTTCTTGTTTGTAATTGTGTTTGAACCTCCAGAATTTTGGTCCGTCTTGTTCTTTGTCTCGGTCAATTACTTTAACAATATAAAATTTACGCGGTCTATAGGTTCTTGCCAATTCTTTATCTTCTTTTTTTCCAGTTGACATTAGTTCGTCATACACCTCGTTTAGTGGTGAACGCTCATTGTCGTTTTTTCCTGGATCATAGAATTTTTGCCATTTACCATCGATGTAAAGTTCGTGAAACCAAACTTCTTTAAAGGGTGATGAACCATCTTGTGTTGGAAGAATTCTAACTCTTCTTTGTCCTTGTGTTTCATCTTTTGAAAGTATTGCCGCGAAATACTTTTTCATTCTTTCTTCTTGTGACATTCTTGAAGTGGAAGAAGAACCACTTTGTTTTGCACTCTCATACTGAGCCAAAACTGCATCTAAAACATTGTTTGTCGCCATATATATAAAATTAAAAGTTTACAATAAAAAGTATAATATAAATAAGTGTTGTAGTCAATAAGTTTAAAAAAATAAAAGGGATTTTTTCATCCCTATAGTTTTACATAACGTCTGTATCTTCCTCATTATCTTCATAATCTTGGAAGGTATCTTCAATTTGAGATGGTGTATAGTCTCTAACCTCATCTGATGTTAAAACATATTCATTTTTACCTGATTTTTCAATATCTTCTTGTTTGTCGTCAAAAAAATCTGAAAGTTTTTGATTAAATGGACCAGAGTCTAAGGATCTCAATTCTAATTTTTCTGTTGCTGTTTTTGGTCTATACTTTTGTACAGCAGCTTCTAGTTTGTCTATTTTACCAACTAGTTCATCCATACTTGATAATTTATCCTCTAAATTGTTTAATTGATTAAATAAATTTTCAAAGTACTCGTCTTGTTTATCTTGTATTGTTTGTTGTGTGTCAACTAAATCTGTAATATCCAGTTCTTCTTTGTCTTCAACACCCTCTTCTTTACCTTCATCATCTATTTTTTCAACTTCTTCATCTGATGTAATATCAACTGGTGGTGCTGGTGGTGGTGGAGCTCCCTCCACTGCCGCTGGGTCGCCCGCTGGTGGTACCCCTCCTGCCGCTGGGTCGCCTGCTACTGGTGCTTCACCTCCTGGTGGGGGTGGTACAGCCCCTGCGTCCACTGGTGGTGCTGGTGCACCTGGAACTTCTTGTTCGGTAATATAATTGTTTATATTGTTAAATCTTTTTAATTCTTCTAATATTCTTTCGTCAGTATTCATTATTAACCATTTAATAATTGTTTTATACCATTTGTTGTTTCAACTTGGATTTTTTTGTTTGTTTTTAATGTATTGTCAACTCTTTCGATTAATCCATCTTTTTCTTTAACAATATAACATTCTCCGGTATCTAAATCACAAACTTGTTTTGACCCATTACCCATATCTTTTTCTGACATTCTAGTGT